TGGAAGGCTTTGGATTTCTCGCCATAAGCGGCGCGCAGCAGCGCCAGCTTCTGCTGCTCGATGGCTTGCCACTTGGTGAAATCATCGCGGTTGGCGGCCTGCTGGGCGGATAGCGCCGAGACCTCTTCCTCCACCGTCTTCTTGGTGGTGGTGACCGTGGCGCGCGAAGCGGCGTCCTTGATCCGCAGGCCGTTCTCGGCCTGCGACTGCTGCGCCCGGGTGAGCTGCTGCTCAGCCTCAGCACGCTGCTGCACTGACAAGGTGGTGCCGGCGAGCACCTTGGTCCAGTAATTCACTTCGTTGTCCAGCTTGGCCTGGGTGGCGGCCTGCACGGTCGCTGCACTCTTAGTGATAGCCAGGTTCTGCGCCGACAACGCCGCTTCCTGCTTCTGAACCCAGGAGGTGTCGCCCTTGTCCTTCATCGCCGCGCGTTCTGCGAGCGCGACATCGAGCGCGCTCTGGGTGCGCTTCTTGTCGCCCTCATCCGTCTCGGCAGCCAGTCGCGCGGTCAGGCCAATGATCGTCTGGGTGAGTTCGATCTCTTGGCGCTTGCCGGCATTCAACCGGGTTTCAGCCTCGTCGAGCTTCTGATCCTCCGGTGACTCCGCCTGCTCAGTCATTTTCAGCGGCGCGGGCGGCTTGGGCGGCGGTCCCATATCCGGCATCCCGCCATCCAGCGACGACATGCCACTCGCCAGCGATTGCGCGAAGGCGGCGTCTTTTGCCTCCTTTGTCGCGGCAGCACGGACGTCTGACTGCTCGACCAGACGCTCCTTAAGGCGGTCGTAAAGCAGTATTTGGGCACCGAGAAGATTGTTCGTATCGACGTAGCCGGCCATCTGATCGCGCTGCGCCGACGTCGTCAGAAGGTTAAAGTCCTTCATCTGGTGCTCGATGCCTTGGACGGTCGACTGCGCCTTCGCCATACTCACGCCAAACTCATCAACCGGCCCGGTGGACATCGCCGCGTGAAGCGCCGGCACCATCATTCCCAGCTTCAGCGCCATGTCGTTTGTGATGAGTGGAATTTTTATGAAGGCATCCGCGATATCGCGGGCGGCCGTGCTGCCAATCTCACCGGTGGCGTGCAACTGGTCGGCGAGTTGCTTGGCTGCGGCTGCGGCGGCGACGGGATCGCGCCCCATCAGCACCATGTTGGCGTTCAACTCCTCGGCCTGCTGCGAGGCGACCTTGAAATTCTCATACAGCCGATAGGCGGCGATCCCCGCCAGCGCGATGGCGCCGCCGGCGGCGAGCATGCCGATCGAGATACCGCCGATCAGCTCGGCCATCACCATCAGCGAGCCGCCGAACCGCGAGAAGTTGCCCATCATCGCTTCATGGCCGAGCACCAGCAGCTCGCGCGTCACGCCGCCGGCGGCGTGGCCGGTGCCGGTGGCGGCGGTGCTGACGCCATCGAAGCTGGACCGCAGCGCCTTCACTTCGTTGCTCTGGTCACCCAGCGCGCTGCGGAAGATCTCGGCGCTGTCGGCGGCGGAGCGGCTTTCGCGACTGATGCCGGTGGTGGCGTTGACCAGCGCCTGCATGTCCTGCGCCGCACTGCGGGCGGCCGGGCTGATGCGCTGCATCGAGGCGGCGGCCGTGGTGGTGGCGGCCGACATCGCCGTCACCGCCGGGGTGGTGGCATTCACCGCGGCGGTGGTGGCGGACAGGCCGGAGGTGAAGCTGCTGACCCCGGTGGTCAGCGCCGCCAGCGCCTGTTGCGCGCGCTGGCAGGCGGCTTCGAATTCGCCGGTGGTGCCGCCGAAGCTGATCGATACCTGTGTGTCGCTGCTTGTGCCGCTCACCGTAAAACCCCTGGCTGGTCGCCGGAGACACCGAACATCGCCATCAGTTGTTCGATCGCCTCATCCTGGTTGGCCTGCGCCTTCGGCTTTGGCTTGATGCCGAGATAGGCCGCGACCATCAGCGGCAGCGGAGGATGGTCTCGCCAATGCCGCCACATCGCGGCGTATTCGCGCAGACCCATCTCCTCACTGACTTGTCGCCATGAACCGCATCCGTGGGCGACCAGCTCGGCGATCAGATCGTCGATGCGCTCGGCTGTGAGCTGGCCGCCGGCGCTTCCCCCAGTGCGGCAGGCACCAGACCAGCCCAGGTCAGGATGCCCGGCCACTGCGGGAGCAGCGCTGTCACCTCGACGTAGGTGATCAGTTCTTCCAGCTGCTCGGGTTCCCTCCTGAGGAAGATGGCGATCACGCCGATCAGGGCGGTGCGGACCTCGATGTCATTCGTCGCCGTCGACAGGGCCGCGATGATCGGGCCGGCGCGCTTGATCTTGCTAAAGCTTATTGGCGGCAGCTCATACTGCTCGCCGCCAATGGTGATGATCGGGGCTTCCATGCCGGGTTACTCCGACAGCGCCAGGGTGCCGACGTTGCCGAACAGGTCGGCGCCGGCTTCGAAATCCAGCTCGGGGATGGTCCAGTCGTCCAGCTTGGTGCCGAAATTGAACTTCGAGCTGGCGCAGTTGTTCAGCGTGAGCGTCAGCACCTTGCCCTGGTAGCTCGTGGTGAAGACGTTCTTGAACAGCGGCACCGCGCCCATGCTCTGCTGGGTGATGGCGATCGTCTGCCCGGTGGTGGCGGTGTAGGTGTAGTTGAGCAGCATGGCGGCCGAGGCATCGGCGGTGGCGAAGGTGTAAACGCCCACGGCCGACACCGAATACTGGCCGACGGTCGGGGCGCTGGCCACCTTGGTCAGCGGCATCTGCGTGGCGTTGTAGAACACGCCCAGATCGGTCTGGAAGGTGGCGGCGTTGGCGGCCGTCACGGTCCAGGGCGTGGCAGACGGCACACTCTGCGCCTCACCCAGCGCCGTCAGCGCCTGGCCGGTCGTCATGGCCTGGCCCAGGAACAGGTCGTTGATGATGCGACCGTTCATGCGGGCGAACTTGGCCTTGCCCTCGATCTTCATCTTGCCGCGGGCAAAGGCGATGGCGAACACCGAACCGCCGTAGAGCGGCTTCAGGTCACCGGAGAAGTTGACCGCGATGTCCTGCATGATGCCGATCGGCACCGGGGTGGAGTTGGCCACATCCGAGCGGATGCCGAAGGAAAAGCCTGCACCGAAGCTGAGCTGCATCACACGATCTCCATGAGAGCCTGGCGCAGCGCGGGAAGTGCTGACACCAGGTGGTTAAGGGCTTCGGTGGAGCGGGCCACCGGAGAGTTGGCGATGCTGGACGCCAGCCACGCGTTGACGATCTGCGGCCACGCCGCCTTGATCGTCTCGGCCGGCGTGAGGGGGGGCAGCGCGACGGGCTCGGCCGGCATCACTTCGGCGGTGACTGCCACCTCAGGGTTGCTGGTATCGACCAGGAAGCCAGCGGGCGCGGATACGTCGGTATCGGGCATGGGACGGTCCTCTAAGGGATCAGCATGGAGATGGAGGCGATGGCCGCGGCTCGCTGCGCCTTGACGGCCTCGTAGACGTCGACGGTTCCGGCGAACCAGGCGTGTTCCACCAGCCCGCCGAGGGTCTGCTGCGGTTGGAACATGTTGCCGGTGATCAGCGCTGCCTCAGCGACATCGAGCAGGTTATTGAGCTGGATGCCGGACGGGATAGCGTCGTTCGGGCTGGCCACGAAGATGATCAGGCTGGCGTTGTAGGTGCGCTTCGCCGGCAGGCCGGATTTCTCGGCGAACTGCTGCTTGCCGAGCGTGAGGAACAGCGCCGGGAACTCGGCCGCGCTGAGATCTTCCAACGGGCGCAGCTTGCGGCTGACAACCGCGAACGGCGCGTTCTTCAGCGCCAGGAACTTGGCGAACAGCGCCTCATAGATGTCCTCCCGCCCGCTCACGCGACACCTGCCACGGCTGATGTCATGGCATCGCGGATCTCGGCCTGGCGCTCGGACAGGGTGGAGCGGAGATAGGAGCGCTCCGGCATCGGAATGTCGTGCGGCTTGGTGCGCGGCAGGTTGGCCGCGAGGTCCGAACTGTTCGAGATAAACTGCGCCAGCCCGCCGGCTGTCACCAGATAGGCGGTGCCGCCGGGGTGCTTGATGATGCCGCCGAATTCATGGATCGCGGCGTAAGGCGTGTCGGTGCCGACCTTACCCATGATGCCATCGCCGTCGTCGATCACCTCGGAGAACATGCGATCGACCAGCAGGCCGGTGACCCGGTTCAGCACCTGGCCGGAGAGTTTGGTTTCCTTCACCACCTGCTCAAACAGCACCGTCTGCAGCCCGATCGCCGCCGCCAGTCGCTGGCGCGCGCCGGCGCCGAGATCCCCCAGCGCGATCGCCACCTGTTCCAGCCGATCGGCGCCATCGAGGGTGAGGCCGTCGCTCATACCACTGGCACCACGCGGCGATACTGGTTGAGCAGGGTGGCCACGTCGGCCGGCATGTCGCGGGTGCTGTAGCTGGTGGTTTCACCGGCCGCGCTGACGGAGTTGAGGCCGATGTGCCCCTTTTCCTTGTAGCGCAGCGACACCAGCTCGATCACCGCCTGGGCGATATCATCGGGCGGCGTCAGCCAGCCGGCGGTGTAGCTGAGGCTGATGTTGGCATCGCCGCGCTCGAACACGTAGCCGCGCAGATGGATCACATTGCGCACCTGATACCAGCCGTTGCCCTGCAGCGACGAGACCGCCTGCGGGATCACCTGGCTGCCGATCAGCACACTGGCGATCGAGCGGACCGGCCAGTTCAGCGGCGTGATGCGCATCTTGCCGTTGCCGTCGCGCTGCTCGGTGTAGGTCTCCAGCGAGAAGCACCGGTTGGTGTAGTTCTCCACAAACCCGCTCGCGGACGTGATCAGGCGGAGCAGCAGCTGCTCATCCTGGTGGCCAGCATCGAGGCCGAGCCACGCGTTCACGTCATCGAGCGAGGTGAGCTGCATTGATCAGCGCTTCTTCGCGCCGGCGGCTTCGAGCACAGCGATGCGCGCTTCCAGCTCGGCCAGCTTGTCGGTGGGATCGGCCACGGGCGCTAGTTCCTGGATCGGCGTGCGGCTGCACCCCACGCTCAGCGCGGCGTCGATGTGTTCGGCCGGCACTTCCACAGTACCATCGGCCTGCACCTCGTGCTCATCGTCACCCAGATGCAAGGTGACGATCCCGGCGCGGGCGTGCAGTTTCACCATGTGTTTCTTGACGGCCATGTCAGCGGCTCCTGTTGGGTGCGGCGCTGCCGCACCCGGTGTTGAAGGGGATCAGCCGTTGGCGATGTTGGTGATCGAGCCGAAAGCGGGCGGGAAATAATTCTGCAGCACCCCGTCGAAGGTCACCGAGAACGGCACCTTGCGGGTGGTCTGCGGCCACACCTCGGCCCGGTAATCCTCGCGCACGCGCTTCACGAGAACCTCGGGAACGTTGGAGGTCGGGAACGGCAGCGTCTCGCTGTCGAACAGGATGGTGCCGGGCGGCAGGTTCGGGTGCAGCCGGATGTTCAGCGACTTGCTGCCATTCATGCCGAACTTATTGAGGTAGGTGGTCACCAGATCGCCGCCAACCACGCTGCCCTGCACAGAGTTGAGCATGAAGCGCTGGGCGCCGGCGGTGGAACCCTGCAGCACCTTGTGGGTGATGTTCTTCTGTTCCTGCGAGTTGACCCAGATGGTGTCGGGGCTGAGGCGATACTTGTCCCAGAAGGCCTGCAACGCGGTGTCGATCTCAACCACGCCGCCGAGGGTATCGGCGGTCAGCGGGGTGCCGACGCCGGCGGTGCCGGTGGCCATGCTGGCGTAGTAGCCGCCGTAACCGGTCTTGGCGACCTGGGTGAGCAGGCCGTCATAGACCAGCGCGTTGGTGGAGTTGTCAGAGGCGCCGAGGCTGGCGGCGGTCTGCGTGCCGGTGCCGGCGGCCGTGGTCACCACGACGGAGTTGATGGTGGTCAACGCGCCGAGCACTTCGGAGCCGGTAGGCCCCCAGAACCAACCATAGCCGGCGGCTCCTGGGATCACCGGGGTGCTGAAAAGCACGGAATGCACCGGGCTGGCATCAGACGCGCAGGTGATCAGGCGGGCCGTGGAAGGGATGCCGGTGCCGCCGCCGAAGGTGTCGGTTGAGTTGTCGGCGTTGGTGCGGGTGACCGCGCCGCGCACGCCAGTGGCAATGGTGGCGGCGGTGAAGCCGGCATAGGTCAGCGGCACCACGATGCAGGAGACGCCGGTGCCGGCCGCAATGGTGCCACCGGTGGAGCTGTCAGCGCCAGTTGGCTGCGTCGGCTTGCCCAGCGGCAGGCTGGTGTTGCCAGCGAGATCCAGCGCCTCTTCGCCGATCATCGTCGCCCAGAGCAGATTGGTCTGCGCCTGCGCCAAAATATCCATAAAGCCCTCGGCAGCCAGGCGGGCGGCGCGGGTGACGTAGTCTTCCAGGCCGAGCTGCTTGAACACCGCGAAGTAATCGACCTCGGTCGTGGCGACCACGCCGCCGCGGTTACCGTCGGAGATACCAAGATCAATGTTGGTGCTGTTGATGGCGGTGAAGGCCTTCCAGTTCGCCTGGGTGCCACCGGTGGCCGTGCGGCGCGGAATGCGGTTGCGCAGCGGCGTGAGCACCGGGAAGAGGATCTTCGCCGGGCCTTCGAGGCTGTAATTTTGAATGCCGGCGGTGGCGCTGCCGACTGGCTGCGAGAACGCCTTGATCAGCTCATCGGAGCCGCTAATCGCGGCGCGGGTGAGGTCGATGCTTTCCTGGGTGACACGCGCGAGGGTGCTCATGACGTTTTCCTTAGGTCCGGGTCGCCGGCACAGCGCCGGACATGGTGAGGCGGGTGAGAGCGGTGGCCTTCGCGATGCCGTCTGGCATGGCGTTGATGGCGGCCATCGGGTCGGGGCGATCGGCACCGCCGCCGCCCACGTCATCGCCGCGTGAGACGGCGAGCAGGCGGGCACCGCCGGGGGCGGGCATCGCCTTGAACTTCAGCAGCTCGGTTTCCAGCGAAGCGGCGTGGCCGAGCGCCTTACTCAGCTCCTCGCGCGAGCCCGACAGGTCGGTCGCCATCTTCAGCAGCAGCGTGATCTGCTCGCCGCCAAGGCCCACGGCCTTTTCGATGGGCGAGGCGAACACCGGCAGCGCGGAAACGGCGGATTGCAGCGAGGCGACGGCCTCGGAGGCTTCCTCGCCGGCCATAACGACAAGAATGGCGGCGCCATCGGCAATCCAGGCGCAGAGGCGGCCGGGCACGGTGGATCCGTCCATCTCGACGCCAGCTTCGTAGGAGACGCTGCTGGCCAGCCAGGTCAGGCTGTTGATCAGGCTGGCGAGGGTGCCGACATCGCCGAGCCCCTTTTGCAGCGGGGTTTCGGTGCCGGCATCCACCACGGCGGGCGCCAGTTCGGGCGGCAGCAGATCGATAAGATCGAGGGCGGTGGCGCGGGCCACCAAATGCGCGCTGATCGCCGTGCCATCGGTGGCCTTCTCCAGCGCGGCCAGCCCGGCTTCCAGGCCAACCTGGTCAGCCACCGGAAAGCTGCCGTCCGGCATCGCCTCGCCACTCGCGGCCATTTCACGGCGGGAGGCGGCGGAGAACATCGCGCCGGCGACATCGGCGCCCAGCGTGTGATGGCCGCCGAGCGCCTTTTCCAGCGCATCGGCCGACAGCGGCGCCACGATAGCGGCGAGCTGGCGCGGCGTGGGGGCGGCGGCGAGCATCTTCAGCAGATCGGTATCAACGGCGGGTGCTGCGGCCTGCTCGGCGAAGGGCAGCTCTTCTTCGCTGCCATCGGCCTTGAGCAGCGTGAACGTGGCGCTCTTGATGCAGGGCACGTCGACCAGGCTGATCTCGTTGAGGCCCTTGACGGTGTAGCGGGTGACGCCGTCGAAGCCCTTGGTGCGCTTGGCCGAGCCACCGGGCGAAATGCCGGTGTAGACGCCCTTCAGAACCTTCTCCCACTCACCATCATCAACCACGTCGATGCCGAACTCGATGCTGCGGGCGTCGTCGTCGAAATTGATCTCGGAAACCAGCCCGGCGGCGATCCGGCCATGCTGGCCGCGCACGTTGCCACGGCTCTTGCCGCCGCTGGCTTCGAACTGCGCATCGCTCCAGGCTTTGATGATCGGGGCCGAGGTTGCGTAGTCCATGGCCTCGTTCGCACGGTCGACGCTTTCGTCAAGCCGGGCGTAGACGCGCCGCTGCATGGCATCGGCCTTGCGGAGCGGAATGAACAACATGCGGCGCGGCCTCCTGTGTAGGAGACCAAATTGCGGCTGTCAGGGCCGGCAACGCAGTCTGACGAGCGTCACCGATGGGGCACTATTCGAGGGTGGGAAGGGTGTGGCGTCGCGCAAAAATGCGAGGCCTGATTTTTTGCCCTACAGCGCTTGGGGCTATCGCGGGGAGCGCGAGTGCATGCCCCTGGTTTACAAACCGCCGAAACCCGTCTTAGCCCCGTCTCATTTGGGTGTTGGGTTATCCGGCGGCAGCGTCTCAGCGGTTGGCTTATTCCTCGCCGGAGAAGCAAGCGGTGCACATCCGGGGCGCCATGACACTCGGGACTGCACCGGTCCGCTTGCACCACCTGCATTCAAACACCGATGGCTTCGCAGCCGGCGCGACCCGTGCAACTGGCACAGCGACAGGGCGGGGCGGCAGTGGCGCCGTCGAACCCGGGGCAGCAATCGGGAAAAGCGAAGTGACCAGACAATCCCATGCGAAGCCAACGTAGTCCCACTTATCGATCTCGACGCACAGCGCTTCGCTGATTTTCTCCATCGCGTAGGACTGCGGCCGCAACTGGCCGTGCTCCCACTTTGACACCAGCATTTTCGACACGCCGGCAAAGTCGGCCAGTTGCTGCTGGCTGAAACCCCGGCATCGGCGCACCGCGTGAATGCGCTGGCCGAGCGCAGTGGTTGCTTCTTTGACCGAGCTTGCGCGCATGTTCTTTTACCCCAGCGGCTTTCAAACCGCATTCAGCGAGGACGCGCAAAGCCGGGCGTTGAAAGCTCCGAGGTGGAGTGCGATGCCCTTTAGGCTTGCGCCCTGGACATTCGACATCGCCACCCGGCCGGTGCGTCATCTGTTTCAGTCGGTGAACCTCAAGCGGCTTTCAACCCGCACACAGATTCAAACACACAACGAACGTCACAGACAGCCCGAATAGATGCTTCAGACCGTCTTAGCAGCGTCTTGCAGGCGCATCGCCTGGAACGGCAGCAGAGCCAGCCGACGCGCCCAGCCAAGGCCGAAGATACGCCATGTCGGCAAGCAGCCCATGTAATCGATGCGCGCGGCCAGCGCGTCGACGGCTACCGCCTGGGCGCCAAGACGCTGCACCATTTCCCGCGTCGCGCCGAGCGTGCCGTCGCCGATCTCGCCATCGACGTGGGCGCCCACCGCCTGCTGCAACCAGCGCGAACCGGTGCCCACGCCATCGTTGAACGCGGCATCGAGCGTCAGCAGCGCCACCGGCGGCGGCAGATCATCGCCACGGATCAGCAGCCAATAGGCGCAGCGGGTCAGATCGCGCGCCTGGAGCAGCGTGAGGTCTCGCACCAGGGCGGGATAGGTGGCCCGCAGGGCGTCCGGCAGATGCTTCAGCGCGTCAGGATAGCTGGCGGTGTCGAACCCCCAGCGCGTGCCGCCGAGCTGGCCCACCCCGACAGCGCAGCCCGTCCAGTTGCCGCTGTCCTGCGTGTTGAGATCCAGGCCGCCATTGGCCGCCTGGAACGAGCCCACGCCCACCGCGCCACCGCTCCAGCATTTCGGATCAAGCAGATCGGCGCCGACTTCGTGCACGAGCAACGCGGCGTAGCACTGGTCGAAGAGCGTGGGGGCGTTCATCAGGGTGCCCTATGTTCGGTGGCCACGATGGCCAGCGTCGGCGTGGTGCCCAGGCATCGCGCGCCCATCTCAGGGCTCAGCGGATCGTTCGGGCTCATGGACGGAGCAACGCCACGCGGCAAAGCGCGCCGGTGCTTCCAGGCGAGCACCGCCAGCTCGTGGCGCTCGGAGGCCGATAGCTGCTCGGGGGATCGCGAACGGATGGCGCACACGAAGCGGCGCTCTGCGCTGCCGGGTGCCAGCGGGATCTGCCGAAGTGCCACCATCCTACGAGCGATCACCGCAAGGTCGGTCTGGCGGATACGATCGAGATCATCCTGTTCCAGCACCGCCATGGGTCAGGTCTCCTTGGTGCTGCGAACAGCCGCGGCGAGGTCTTGCAAGGCTGCGGCTATCGTGAAGAGGCCGGCGATCTGCATGAGCGGAATCGCGTTCATGCGGCTTAACGGATCGTTACTGGCATCCGCCTTCGCCGCCAGATCCAACAGTTGCAGTGCGACGGCGGCAGCATCGGGTTGATCGGCGCTCATGACGTTGTGTCCTTGGTGGTGGTCGGCACGACAGGAACGACCGCGCAGTAGCAGGAGGGGTGGAACGGCGAGGCGAAGCCCACGGTCCAGCTATCGTCGAGCGGGATGGCGCCCTCCATCACCGCCGAGCGGCAGGCGACGCAGTGGTTCTCGTTCTGGCCGAGGATCACCCGCTTGTTGATCGTGATGCCGGTCACCTTGGCGGTGGCGCGCCAGCTATCGATGTTCCCAGCCACGCTGGAGCGTTTCAGCTCGGTGCGGGCAATCATCGACGCGCGGGCTTCGCTGAAGGTGTAGTCGGCCTCGATCCGGTCCTTCAGCTGCTTGACGCTCCAGCCCTCGCGCTGCGCCTGCACCACCAGGCGATTGAGCGCGTCACGGGTGGTTTGATCCACGCCCTTCACCAGCGCCGCGGCCTGGTCTGCCGCCTGCTGGATGGCGCGCGGGTTGGCCATGCGGAAGGCGTCCGCCGAAATGCCCGGCGCCACCTTGATGCCGGCGATCTGCTGGATGGCGTCGATGCCCTCCGTCACACCGGCGGAAGCCTGATCGCCGAGCACCGCGGCGGTGCTGGTCTGCACGGCGGGCCAGGGCATGGCGCCCACGGCTTCCTCGATCACCGTCTCGATCGTCGTCTCGGCGGTGGTTTCGGTGGCGGCTGTTACCGGTGCAGCGGGGTGGCCGGCCGCCAGCCGGGCAGCGTCGGCGGCGTCTTCGATGGAGGTGTCTTCGTCTTCATTCTCGGCCGCCTTGTGCAGATGCGTCGGCAGATCCGGCAGCGCCTCGGCCACTGCCTTCGCCACGCGCGGGGCTTCGTGCGCGAGGAAGTGCGACCAGACCTGGGTGAGCCGTGCCTCGGGATCGGCGGCCTTCAACAACAACTCCTCGGCTGCGGCCTCGGTCGGCTTCGCGGCTGGTATCTTGGTGGGCTTCTCGCCCGGCTTTGCACCAGGTGGTGCGTCATCGAGCGGCGGCCCACCGTTGTGGCCGAGCTGCGGCGGGGCGACGGGCGGCGGCGGTGGGGCGATCACCTGGCTGAGCGGGATGGCGCCGGTGGGCGTGTAGATCAGATGCACGTCGCCACCGGGGATCGGGTCGCGGCCGATGTCGGCAAGCACGTCGTTGATGGTGAGCGCGCCCACCTTCATGTAGGTGGTCGCCACCGTCGCCTGCTCGGCCGGGTTGATCTCCTGTTCCTCGTGCCAGGAGAATTCGATGTCATCCCAGCCCCAGCCGGTCCTGATGCAGCGGTCGATCAGCCGCTTCACCCATTGCATCAGCGGCGCCAGGCCCTCGGCGTTGGCCATGCCAGCGGCGGTCTCACCGGTGGCACGGTTCATTTGCTTGACGAAGGCTTGGTTGGAGACGCTGAACGCGTAGCAGACGATCCGCGCCAGCCATTCATCAAAGTCGTCTTTGAGGGCGGCTTCCTTGGTCTGGATGAAGCCCTTGGCGATGCCGGATGGCACGAAGCGCACCCGCCTGCGGATGGCGGTGCTGTCGCTCAGCAGATCGTCGAAATAGTCCTGGTAGCTGGCGATCTGCTCGGGGCTCCAGCCGGGCGGCGTCTCCGCCAGCGCATCGGGCACGGTGCCGGAGGTGTAGTATTCCAGCTGGTGCATCGTCCGGCGCAGGGCGATGTTGACCGTCATCGCCACCTGCTGGATCGGCGACATGCCATACAGCTTGTAGCTGCGCAGGTTGCGCGGCAGATACAGCAGCTCGTCGCGCGTGTAATTGACCGCTGGAAGGCCCTTGAGGATCTGCTGATACGCCGGCGCCGGCGCCAGCGGCGTGCGGCCGAAATCGTCGATCACCCGCTTGATGGTGGCGCCGTCGACAAACTCGAACCCGTAGATGTCGCCGCCCATCGTCTTGCGCGGGAAGATCGTGGCGGCGTCGATCACCAGCATGTCGTCGATCAGCGGGCGCAGCCAGTCTTCCCAGCTGTGTTCCTTGTCCGGGAAGCGCCAGAACTCGGCGAGCATGGCGAGGCGCGGATCTTCCTTTTTGCCGCGCGCGGTTTTGTCCTTGATTTGAAACTGCCAGGTCTGCGCGGCCAACTGATCTTTGCGGGTTTCGATCACCAGCCGCGCCACGTCGCAATTCTCGGCGAGGTTGCGCAGCTGCTCGGCCGAGATCTCCTCATCGACGCGCGGCTTGCTTTGCAAGTTGCTCGATGTCGGAAAATCGAACTGCCGCCCACCGATGCCCGGCGGCGCCTGCGGGGCGATCGGCTCGTTCGGGCCAAACCACGATGGCGCGTTGCCGGTGACCGCGTAGACCACGGCGGTGGCGAGACGCGAGAACAGCGCCGGCTTGGCGTTGCCGCCCGGTGTGGTGCTGTCGCTCATGCGGCTTCCTTCTCGTAAACATTGGCATCAGGCCGCGGCACGAACATCGCGCACAGCGGATCGCTGGCCGGCTGGAAGGTGTGGCAGAGCGCTGGGCGGTTTTCGTAGTCGCCGCATCGCCCGGCCGGCGTCAGGTTGAAGCACCACCAGCGCCAATGACCATTCTCCAGCCTGTGGAACGGCAGGAACGGAAGACCGATCTGGATGTTCCGCATGTCGCCGCCCACAATGCTTTCCGCATCGACTGCCTGATCACCAAAGTTGGCGGTCACGACCGTGGCGGCTGCGATGAGTGCTTCGAGCGGATGCTTGCCCCAGGCGAAGCCGCCGAGGCCGAGCCCCGTGCAGCAGCGGCCGGGCTTGGGGCGGTTGTCGCAGGCGAGGCCGGAGCAAGCGGTCATTTCAGGTAGCCCTCCAGCACCAGATCGCCAGCGCGGGTCAGCGCCATGACGCCGGCCGGGCTGATCGTCACCAGCTTGGCGGCGGCGAGATCGCCGAGCTGCACGCAGTGGACCGGGGTGTGCTCGGCCATCCAGCCGGCATGGGTGAGGCTCTTCGAACAGACGCGGACCTCTTCGAGGATCCGCATCGCATCGCGCGAGCGATCGAGCACCGGCCGGGCCTGGCGGGCGTGGATCTTGGCGTGCTCTTCCTTCGCCCAGACCAGCAGGCCATCATCCGGCTTGGTGATGAATGGATCGGCAGCGGCCACAGCCATCATCGCAGCCCAGGCACGGTCGGCGTGGCCGGCGCCGTCGCGCTCGGCCACCAGGCGCGGCATGCCGGTCTCGCTGTTCACCTTTTTGATCTTGTGCAGATCGGCGCGCAGCACCGGGTCACCGGCGGGGATGCGCAGCTTGCGATCCTCCAACCCCTGCTTGGCGGTGGATGCCACGTTCATGCGCACGGCGCCGACCAGGTGCAGGCCGATGACGCGCCCACGCCCGTAGCGGATCTTCGCATCCTCCACCGGCTTTTCGCCCATGCCGGTCTGATCCATCACCAGGCGCTCGACGTTGTAGAAGTTCATCAGCCGGTCGATCTCGGCGTCCTGGGCTGCGAAGCTGGCGTTCTTCAACGTGACGATCTCGCGTGTCCACAGCACGTCGCCCACCAGCTCCATCACCCACGCCACCCAGAGATCGGAGCGCCGCGCGATGTCGTTGCCGATGAAGCACCGGCCGCCCTGGTAGCCCTCGGGCGAGCCTGCGGTCTCGTCTTCGCACTGGGTGATGATGTCGTAGGTCAGCCAGGCGCTGGCCTCGTCGAGGAACTCCAGCAGGAACTCTTGCCGCCACAGATCCTCGTCGCCGGCGTTGCGGTGCAGTTGCTCGATGTCGCGCGGCAGGCCGTCCGCCACGGCGGCGTTGATGTCGACGATGTGGCGTGACCAGTCGTCATTCTTGCCGGTGATCAGCTCATAGAATTTGTTGTTCTTGCCGTTCGGCGTGGAGACGACGCGCAGCTTCAGGCCCGGCTTGGAGATCACCGGGAACAGCGCCCCCCAGATGGCGCGGCTGTCCTTGTGGAAGGCGAACTCGTCCAGCATCACATTGGCGCTGAAGCCGCGGGCGGTATCGGCATTGGCGGGCAGCGCGGTGATCTTGCTGCCAGACGGGAACACCACCTCGGCGGCGCGATGGGTGGCCTCGCCGATCTTGACGTCGAACTCCAGCACCTGCGCCGCCAGCCCATAGGCCTTCATGTGCGGGCGCACGCCTTCGTTCAGTGCCTCGAACGCCTGGCGCTCGCCACGGCTCAGGATGATCCAGCGGGTGCGCCCACCGTTCAGTTCCGCCTCGATGCAGTCGTCGGTGGCTTCGAGGGTGGTGGTGAAGGTTTTGCCGGTCTGGCGGGCGAACATGCCGATCTTGAACCGGGTGTCATCCTTCAACCAGCGGACCTGATACGGGTAGAGCAGCCCCATGGAGCTACCCCTCGCCGGAATAGAGCGCGCGGATACGGGCGATCATCTGGGCGGGCGTCAGCGGCTCGGCCTCGCCGTCCACGCCGGCTTCGACCTCGGCCAGCTTTTTGTCCATCTCGGCGGCCAGCTCGCGCTTCAGCCGCAGCGTGACATCGACATCGGACTTCTGCGCGCTGGCCAAATTGGCGAGCGAGCGCGTCAGGAACTGCACCTGCTTGGCGTCGAACTTCACGGTGCCGTCAGTGTCGCCGGCGGCGGCCACCAATTGCGTCACCACGTTGTGCATCAGCTCGATGTTCAGCCGCGCCTGGCGCCCTTCCGGCGCATCGCCGAGCCGGCGCACCAGGGCCTCGGCGATGGTGCGGCCACGGCTGATCGTCTCGGCCAGCGCATCCAGGCCCTGCACATGACGATGCAGGCCGGAGCGTGACGGCATGCCGTCGTCATCGAGGCCCATCTTGGCCAGGTGCACCAGGATCTCGTCGATCGTGTGCCCATCGCCGCGCAACTTGCCGATGGCCTCACGGACCTCGGCCGGCGCGCGGTCGATCTTGCTCGGGCGCGGCATCAGCTCGCCACATGCCATGTTGAGCACTCGACGCCCTCAACCTCGATGCGCCCTTCGGCCACCATCCGGCCGCGCTCGGTCAGGCGCACCACGCGCACGTCATCACTCCAGGTTTCGGACGTGCAGCCAAGGCGGCACAGGCGATCCAGATCGGCGCGATAGGTTTCGCGCGGGTCGCGGGCGAAGCCGCCGTGCTCCAGCGCGGTGTTGATCACGCCGTCGTTCGCCTCGCCGCCGATCTTCACCAGCAGGCGCAGGATCATGACGCGGCGGGCGCCATTCCAGTCGTCTTTGAAGCTCATTTCTCGGCCCTCAGCTTGGCGTCAACCAAAACGTTCAGCGGGCGCTCGATGCGCTCCAGCAGATCCCGCATGCCGTTGAGCTGCGTCTCGATAGTGCCCTGGCCGGCTTCCACCCGCACAAGACGCTCGCGCACGTCGGACCAGTCGGAGCTGGGCGGCAGGTGCTCGATGTCGCTTTCCAGCTGGGTGAGGCGGGTCTCGTGCTTGCCCACCTGCTCGATGTGCGGCGCCAGCGAGGTGGCCAGGCCGGAATGCGTCACCAGGCTCTGCCGCACCATCCAGGTGACCAGCGCCGCGAGCGCGCCGAGCGCACCGCCAACGACGGTCAGGACATTCACCCAGAAGTTGATGCCGTCAGACAAGCTCATGCGACCTTCTCCCCAGCCGCGACAAGGGCGAACAGCGCGGAGATCACCGTGGTGGTGTCGTGGTCCGGCTCGGCGAGGATGCTGGGGCCGCTCCATCCATCAGAACCGGTGATCGAACTCCAGCCGGATGGCGTGCGCAGCCACAACGTGCGGGCCGGGGCGTGTTGCAGATCGCTGCCGAGCGGCGGCCACGCGAAGAACGGATCATCGCCGTGAACCACCTGGAGGATGCGATCGATCATGCCGGCGTGAACGCGCCAGAAGGCGGCGTCGGCGGCCTTCGGTGGCTCCCATGCCGTGATCGATGCGATGCGGTCATAGGCCACAACCGCCGGCGCCAGCAGCATCGACTGGCCATCGAGCGAGTGGCCTTCGAAGTGAACCGGCAGGGTGGGATCGAACAGCGGCTCAGCCCAGGCCCACAGCGCGTGCATGCGATCCAGCGCACCGCTGGCGACGGCGCCGCCGCCGGGCAGGCGATAGGGATAGAAATGGATGTCCTGGGCGAGATCCG